TGTAAAATAATACATAACAACTATATAGTCTATATAGACTATATATTTAAATACTATTCAAATACTATTCAAATACTATTTAAAGATAAAAAAAACAATATATATATATTAGTTTTAATATGAAACAAGTTAAAGGAATTATACTGATTATATCTTGTCAAAAGTATAAAGAAACTAGATTGAAAGAATATAAATTAAAAAATACTAATTATGATGGTTGGGAAGTAATATATGTCATAGGTGATTTATTTTTAAATGAAAAGTATATTTTAAATGATAATATATTATATATAAATACCGAAGACTCATATATTCATTTACTAAAAAAACTAACCTTAGCTATCAAATACTTAAATGATATTTTCATAATTGAAGAAGGTATATTAAAGTGCGGCGATGATCTAATATGGAATGAAGATAAATTATTGACATTTTTAGCATCCAAAAAATATGATTACTACGGTCAATCACCTAATCAAAAAAATATAAACTATACAGATTTAAATCAATTAAAAAAAACAACTAACTCTACTTGGATATCTGATTATTATAAAAATCACCCCGAAGATTTTGATAATCCGTATCACAATCTTAAAAATATTAAAATACCAAATTATGTAAAAATACCAAATATTCACGGAGCATCTGGTGTGATTTTTTATTTATCAAATAAAGCATGTAAAATTTTAGTAGATCACATGGAAAATATAAATTATAACGTGCTTGCTTTTGATAGTTTTACTGAATGTTATCCTTATACTATTGATGATATTGGTGTAAGTTTTATAATGTATATGAACTATATTCCTTTTATACATAATTCAAATATGTATGATGATTTTAATGATACAAACAATGCTATAGTTGTGCATACAAATAAATATAAATAAATACTATTCGAGTTATTTTAAATACTATAATTATTTTAACATTTTAATACTAATTTATATAATATATAAATTAGTATAGTTAACAAAAAAGAACAAATATAAAAAATAGTATTGTAATATGTTACACTTTACACTTAATTAATTTATTATCAGACATTAAAATAGCTAAATTTGATACGTTTGAATATGTAAAGATTAAATAATTACATTTAGATAAGAGTATAGTATCTATTATACATTCTAGATGAGTATTTGGATCATTAATGTTAAAAATTTTTGATTTAAAGTTATTTAAATATGGATGAGGACTGTTTTTATCGGGATTTGCGTACCAAATCATATCCAATTTACTTGCATTCTCTTTATCGTATCTTTTAACATTACGATAAATAAATTTTATATGTTTTAAATCATTATCATTGATTAGTTTATTTAATGTTTCATTATTATCCGATGCAATAAATAGGGTGCGTATATTATACATTTCTACATATTTTTTAATTTCTATTAAATATTTTGCATATGTTGTTGGATTATTATAAGAATGAGCAATATTCATATCTGTGAATCTAAAATGAATTCCTAGTGTATTATTATCAAATTCTAACAATTCATTATTTATAATTTCTCTAACTTTTTTTGAAAATCTTATTTTTTTTGATAATAATCGATATTCGTTATTGTTATAAATGGTATTATAGTCTACTGTTTCTTTTTCACTAGTTTCTAAAAATACAATTTTTGTAATATTTTCATTGTCATATGAACTCTCAAAAATTAAATTAAATGGGGCAGCCGTATCTTTATAAATATATAGATTTAATATATCGTCTATGGCAATATTGTGTAGTTTAATATATTTATTTACAAATTGTAAAATACACATAATTGCTCCTGTTGTTGCACAATGTAAACTTTCATCTATTACTAATAAATTCATTTATAGTATTAATATAAATATATATATACTCTATTTAAGTGATTTCCAATAATTTAAATATTTATTTTTGGCATTTTGAAAATAATTTATGTAATAAGTATTCATATCTTTATTTTCTTTCATTGTATCACTATCTTTAGCATCAATATAAGACACCATAGGTATTAAATATACATTACCATAACCCCATATTAAATTATCTGCCACTGGGTTTGCATGATTTGATAAATTTATAGTATTAGTACTACTATTATAATGATTTGTTATAATTTTTTTAGCAATAGCACGTTTAATTCTATAAAAGGTTGTACCGCTAGAGCAATAATTAATATATGTTTCTTTTAAATTGTTATCATTATAAGCATCGGTTGTTGTTTGCATTTGTATAATATCTAAATCTTTATTATGAATTAATTCATAATGATATTCTTTCCAATATGCAGAATATAAATTTAACGCATCGTCTTCAGATATAAAGCAATGTTCATCTTCAGTATTTTCTACAAAAAATACTAATGCTTTTATATGTGAAGATGTACAGCCATGATGTCCATCACTCATTATATTATTTTTAATTATATTATATGGATAAAAATTATTTTCACAATCGACTGCTTGTATGCGAAAACTATTGACACTATTATTTGCTAGTAATTTTTCCATATGTGCTTTTCTATCTGGACGCCGATCTAAATTAATCCAATATATATTCCATGGTAATTTAGGTAAAGGATCAATATTCATGTATTAACTTAAATAAAATAATTTATTTAAGTTATAATTTATTTAAGTTATAATTTATTTAAGTTATAATTTATTTAAGTTATAATTTATTTAAGTTATAATTTATTTAAGTTATAATTTATTATAGTTATTATTAACATTATTATTTATTTATCAAATCTAATATTGCTTTTTCATTTATATTAAAATTTTTATATTGTTGAGCAATATTATAATTTTCTTTTATATGTGGTTTCATAGTATTATATAAATCAATGCTAATAGTTGATAAAATATTACTTAAATCTGTTAATGAATCAATAACAATTATACCATTTATGTTGAAAAATTTGCCAATACTAGGGCAACCATAATATATAGGAACTGTTCCAGTTAAAAAACAATCTATTAATTTTTCTGTAAAATAGTAATCTTGCTTAGTGTTTTCAATAGTAATTGAAAACATATAATCCTTTAAAGCATTTATTTTACAATTTGAAATATGACGTCCGCTATGGTCTGGAGCAAATGCTTTTGAAGTCATATATGGCAAATTTAAATAATTTCCTCCGTAAATATCTATTGCAATATGATTACATTTTATGTAATTAGTTATTATATGTCTAAAACGATGACCCGATGTCATTGTTTTATTTGAAGTTACCATAGAACATAGTCTTGTCTTATCCCATAAATTAATATATGAATCATGTAACCAACAAGTTCCATATAAATTCAATATAAAATTTTCACCTCTTTCTAATAATGTCTTATCAAATGTTAAAACCAAATCAAATTTGTTATTATTTGCAGATATATATTCATAATAACGTCCATGATACTCCTGTCCTTCTATTAGTAAAGCTATATTAAATTTAGCTTTACTATCTATATTATTTTGAAATAAATCTGTATATATAACAATATCATCTACATTTACATTTACATCACCATTACTATTGGGCGATAAGTTTCTAATATATTGAATAAATTCAGTATCTTTTATAAATGATGGTTCGTGATTAACAGTTCCATCTTTTAGTTTAATTATAATTTTCTTTGACATTAGGTATATAATTATATTAAATATATATTTTTAATATAATTATATACCTAATATATTAAAAAATAATTATATATATAACTATTTAAAAATATATTAAAAATATATTAAAAAATATTATAATATGACTGCAGAATTTGGATTAATTAAAGACAAAATCAATAATGGATTATTTGGTTCTACCATGACATGGATACTAGAAATATTACCATATTTGAAAAAAAATAACATATATCCAAATTGGGATATTGATACTTACTGTTATGGCAAAATAGTTCCAGCACTAATTATACCTAATAAAATAATAGTAAATTCCAACAAAACAATAACTTTAACCGAATTAAAAACAAAACATAGTCATAATTTCAATGCTAATAGTTGCACTATAGCAAATAATATTTTTTTTGAGTATTTTAGAATTGCTCCTGATATTTTAGAGAAAGTAGAACTATATAAAAAAAAATTCATTGGTAAAACACTGGGTATTCATTATAGAGGGACAGACAAAATGAATAGTGAATCTACACATATATCAATCGAATTATTTATACGGAATATTGTAGCTTTTCTTGATAAAAATATGTATACTAGTTTACTAATTTTATCTGACGAACAAGATTTTATAAATAAAATTACACAGACAATAACATTAAAAAAATATAATATTATAATAACAGAGTCAATAAAAAGTGTTAATAATAAACCACTACATTTTGAAAAAACTAGTAATATAAATGACGCAAAATATGCAATGGTAGATAGTCTACTATTAAGTAAATGTGACTATGTTATTAAAACATCGTCATGTCTATCTGATTGGGTTAAAATATGGAACCCATCTATTAATGTTTATAATTTAAATAAATTCAATTATGCTTGGTTTCCACAAGCTATAATTCCAAGTGTTTCATATTTATAATTGAATATGGTAGCAATGATACAATTATGATGATTTAAAAAATAATTATAAATATAATATATATTTACAATTATAAATATTTTATGAATCAATATAAATGTCTTATAAGTGTCGGAACACGCTGTTTTACTGAAATATATTTAAAAAATATGGGTTTTAAAAAATTCAGTTGTGTATTTGACGCAATGTATTTAAGTAATATTAGTAATGTTATTAATTTTTTAGAGAATGGTTTTAACTATAATGATTTTATATATACAGAAAATAATAATTATTTAATTAATTTAAATAATAAATACGGCTATAGAACAATCCATAAATGTATAAATTATGATCCTGACAATATAGAATATTCATATCATAATGCTTTTTTACCTCATCATAATTTAAATAATATAAAAGACAAAGATCATTTTGATAGATGTTTTGAACGTTTAAAAAAAATTAAAAACAATAATATTAAAACATTATTCTGTTTATTTATACATCCGGATTATGATACAAATTTTCTAGATGTCGATTATAATAATAATGAAATTAATAAGTTAAGAGATTATCTAATACAACATTTCAATTGCACTTTACTTATATGTATATTTAAAACAACCAATATTGATTATAAATGGAGGATAATATATAATATGAATAAACTATTATTTATTCATATAAATAATAGTAGTCATAGTTTTTATGATAATAAGAAAGAATTGAACGAAATATTTAATTATTTAAACATTGATAAATTACAATTATTAAGTTATGATGATATAAACCAGTTACAGTAATTGTGACATATAAATCTGTCTTTTTTCAAATTTGTTTAAAGCATAAAAGTTTTCTAAACTTTCATCACAGTTTAATGAAACTTTAAAAACATTCAAATTTTTACAATAACTCAATGCTTTGTTTACTAATTCACTTCCTATTTTTTTATGTCTAAAATGATTGTCTACAAAAACATCCTCAATATGTGCATACTTTGAAAAATTATGGATAAATTTTTGCTCTATTACTATAGTTATGCTTCCTATTATTTTTCCCATAAATTCACATACTATTATTTTATTATACTTGCTAAAAACATTATCATATATTTCATTAAAATAATCATGACTTATGTTAATGTTTGTTTCTCTAAAGTTATTTATTAAAATCAAATAATCTCTATAATCTTTCTTTTCAAGGTCTCTATATATTACTTCTTGATTACCAATAATAAAAATCTTAATTATTTTACAAATATAATTAATTTCTTCATTAGTTAATGTTATATATGACGGTAAAAATAAACAGCTATTTGATACTTCGGCACTATTTCTCAAATGACTATTGTTATAATATACGCTTGTTTTAATTATTTCTACATATGCTTCCCGTGTTTGTATATTATGTTTTTTTAAAAAACATATTAATTTTTCTCTAAAATTATTTGATTTACAATATATATCAACAAACCATGGATGCCAACCTTCGTATAATGGTTTTAACATTTTTATATGTTCATTCAAATTTTCATAATATAGATTATATATTTCGCTCATTCTTTTAATACGAAAATCTAACTTTTTCATTTGCTCTATAGTAATAACTGCTTGTAGGTCTGTATATTTTAGATTAATTCCAAACGTCTCAAAAATATCTTTACCACTTTCTCTTCTGCCAAAATTTTTTATTTGTGATATTTTTAATGCTAAATCAGCATTATTTGTTACAACAAATCCTCCTTGTCCTGAGCTAATTATTTTTGGAGTGCTTAATGAAAAACAACCAATATCTCCAAATGTTCCCAAAAATTTGTCATTTTTCTTACAACCTAAAGATTGCGCCGCATCTTCTATTAATATAATGTTTTTTTCTTTACAATATGAATATATTTCTTCCAAATCCTTATATCTATTGTTAATTGAAACATGAATAACTGCTTTTGTTTTTAGTGTTATATTTTTTTTAATTTCTTCTAAAGTAATTGAATATGTTTTGCAATCAACATCTACTATTATTGGTATAAGACCTAGATGTTTAACACAATTAACAGTTGCAATCATTGTATAGTTTGGAACAATAACTTCGTCATTAGTATTTAAATTTAATGACATTAAAGCTAAAATTAATGCGGCGGTACAACTTGTAGTCATAATACAATTTTTAACATTCAAATAACTACATATTATTTTTTCTAATTCAATTGTCTTCTTATGTTCTGTAATGAAATTATCATCTTTCATATAATTATAACAAGCTTCTGCTTCTTCTATACCAAATGTAGGACGATGTTGTAATATTAATTCGGGAATTTTATACCATTCTAACATTTGATCAATTGTTTCATATTTATATGTAATTTGATAATATCCACCTACTGTCATTTTAACTGGTGTTCTAGTAGAATTTTTATCTCTCGGATTAGTAAATGTAATTGTATCATTATTTAAATAATTTAAATAATCTTTTAAAAGTATTACTCTAAAATCAAAGGATATTCGCATTTTTTTTTCTAAGTTTGGTTCATTCTTATGAATACATTTATTGCCATTAAAATAAAATATATCACCATATTCTAAAAATACAGGTTCAAAATCGCCTTTACCAGGAAAAGATTCTATATAGACTGAGTTTGTATTTTCCATTTTTGTAATTGGAACTATAAAATTTTTCTCTCCTATAGGATGTTTTCCTATGCTATCTGAATCGCAATGTGGCGGAACTGTAATACTATTACAAAACTGAAATCTAATACTTGGATACGATTGATAGATTAAGGCCTCTTCATCTGGAAAAAAATGGCTATAAATATCTTGAATTAATGAACAATATAATTTTTTAAAACAATCATTTGACTTAATCTCATTATAAAACTTTTTATGTAGATCTGTTTCTACATCATTTAAATTGCTGTTATTTGTTTTATCATTATTTATATTATAATAATCTAGTGATTGTTGATGTAACATATCTAATTCCTCTGTATTATAGATTTTTTCTATAAACTCTTTAAACAAGTGTTTTTTTGTATCATATGAATATGTATTATGATCACCTCTTATATGTTTATGGATAAACATACTATTTAAATTATAATTTAAATAGTATAAATATATTTAAATTATATTCAATATCATATAATATGATAATACCGCATTTAACACAAGTTGATTCTCCATCATTATCTAAAAATAACACAGGTTTAGGAAATGCACTATTTCAAATATTTGCAGCCTATGGATTATCAAAAAAATATAACCACATATTTGATAATAGTAATTTAAAAACCTTAGTACACGTTCTAAAAAACAATTTTAATTTAGATCATGAAAATACTATTTATAGAAATTTGAAAGTATATAACTATGTAAATAATACTAATATATGTCCAATTAAAGAAAATCCAAATTTATATTCGGGTTTTGACAATAATATTGATCAATTTATTAAAAATAATAGCAACTCTACAATTTATTTAATGGGATATCTTCAATCACATAAATATTTTGACAAATATTATGAAGAAATATGCGAACTTATTAAACCCGATTTAAAGAGTTTCAATATTATTGAAACTAGATACCCACATCTATTTAACACAAATGTTATTAATATTTCTATACATTCTAGATTAAACTGGGGTTGTGGTATAAAATATAATACAAATTATTTATTTTATTTTGAAGCTATTAATTATATTAAAACATATATTAATAAGGATATAAATAACACACATAAAAAAATAATAATAAATATATTTTCAGATAATATAACAGAATTTAAAAATACATTTAATTATTTAGAAGATGAATGCATATTTTATGAAAATAATATGGATTATATTGATATGTGGTGTATGAGTTTATGTAATCATAATATATTAAGTAATTCCACACTATCTTGGTGGGGAGCATATATAAATACAAATAAAGATAAAATTGTAGTATATCCCAATGATATATTGAGACTTCATATGGGAACTATTTACAATTCGCGAATAAATAATGAAAGAACCAATGAACATTACAAACCAGAATGGGTTGGGTTAGATACTCCCAATGTCATACATCAAGTATAATAATTTATATATACTTTAAATAAAATATATAAACATTATAAATAAAATATATAAACATTATAAATAAAATATATTATTTATGACTAACTCTAATCCACATAATATACATCTACTATGGAATAGACCTAAACAACAACCGTTAAAATCTACTACTATTACCAATCCTAACCATCTTCCTATTCCAAAAATTATTCATCAATTATGGATTGGTCCTAAGCCTCGTCCTTCAAAATTTATGGCTACTTGGAAGGACAAGCATCCAGATTATGAATATATAATGTGGAATGAAGAAGAACTTAGTAAGCGCGGTATGCATCTAGAATGCATTTCAAAAATTAATGAAATAGAGGAAATTAATGGTAAAGCCGATATTATACGTTGGGAGATTTTATACCATTATGGCGGACTATTTATTGATGCTGACTCCATTTGTATTGAGCCTTTTAACTATTTGATTGAACAGCATAAACCATTTTGTGGTTATGAAAATGAAACCGCTAGAAGTGGTTTAGTTGCCACAGGGACTATGGCATTTCCAAAAAATCATCCATTACCTAGAGGCGCAATCGATCATATTAAAGCAAATGAGGTTAGTAGAGCTAAAACGGGTAAAATGGCATGGAGAACTGTTGGTCCTGAATTATTAACAAATCTGTTACTAACCAATTTGTATAAAGATGTAGTTATTTATCCAAGTTATTATTTTTTGCCTAAACATCTTAGTGGACTACAATATATGGGTCATTCTATTGTTTATGCATATCAAGAATGGGGTTCAACAAAACAAAATTATGAAATTATGAATAACATTGAACTAGAAGAAATTTATAAAGAACCTATAATATGGATTTCTGTCTTAGTAAGTAGTTATAATACAAACCACAAATATGTTGTAGAATGTTTGGAGTCAATTAGACAACAAAACGGGCATTTTGGGATTGAATTAGTATGGATAAATGATGGCTCAAATGAACTAAGCACTACATTATTAGAGAAGACTCTTGACGAATTTAAAGCGAAAATGCGATTTACTAAAATAGTTTATAAAAAGTGGGAACAAAATAAAGGTCTGGGTTATAGTTTAAATAAAGGTGTAGAATTGTGTTCTAACGAAATCATTATTAGACATGACAGTGATGATATTTGTTTAGCCGACCGTTTTAGTCAACAGCTAGAATTTATGAAAAAAAATAAAGATTGTGTTATTGTGGGTTGTAACGCATATTATTTAAAAGAAATTAATAATGCTAAAGTAGTTCAAGGACAAACAAATCATCCTTATTTATTAACCTGGGAAAACTATAAAAGAAATCCATCACATTGGATTATAAATCATCCTTGTGTATGTTTTAAAAAATCTTCTGTTCTAGCAGTTGGTAATTATAATGAGCATACTCATTCATTATATGAAGATTTTGAACTTTTTTTAAAAGTACTAAAAAAATTTGGCAAACTATATAATATTCAAGAAAATTTACTTTATTATAGACTACATGAAAATCAACTTACTGCAAATAATAATTCATGTAAACCAGAAATCGTTAAAGCCAGAAATAATTTAATTAACCAACTATTGGCAGATTAAACTATAGTTTATGTATTATAAAAATTGAATTAGCTTATATAATTATAAAATAACTATATTTATAATTATAAAATATTATGATTTTGGAGTTGTTAAAAAACTTGGTTGAATACTTGCTAATTAAACTATTTCC